CCATTATTAGCATTCATATAATTAATAACATCTTGACAGGTGGGGTAACTATTAGGATCAAGTTGTTCAGAGGTATCGAAGCCTGAGCCATTGGAAATTTTTCCCACAAATTTCATATCCCCATCATAAATCCATCGATATGCTTGGTTTTGTATACCCACTTATTTACCTCGTAACTTTAAAAATATAATCATCATCAAAAAACCTTTTAACTGTATTCCCTTCTGTATCAACTCGGAATATAAACTTATAATATCTTTCGGGTTGTAATCCATCCATCCACAATTTAAAATAATTCCCAGTACTATCACAACTAAGTTTAGTATAACTAGAATCAAATGGTACAACGAATTCACCAGTAGAAGCATCTTTAATAGCATAGTAAGAAGAGGTAGGTAGATATTTTATAGTTAATGCAGCTGATTGAGTTGCAAATGTTTTAGCTGGATATCTTTCCCTTCCAACAATTCTAAATTTGGATTTAGAACCAGATGGATATGTATCTACATTGTTTTTCATATACAATATAATATCTTCATCTGTTAATGCTGATAGGGATCCCGTTGCAAAAGAGCTGTCATCCCAGGCTACTTCTAATTTTGGTAGATATATTGTATTGGTATCTCTTGAGAAAAATTTTAAACTTCCATATGCTGTATCATTATTTTCTTCTACCCTAGGATGTTTAACAATAAAACCCTCATTAGGAACACTGCTACTAATCCAACTCATAACAATATCCGTTACATCCATTCTAACATCTGCTGTTTGTGAATAGAAAGATTGACTTGCTTCATATCCGGATCCAGTATACCAAGTTCCACCGCCCTTAGTAGATGTATATGAACCTGTTGAAGCTGGTGCAAAGGAAGAAGTAGTCCACTGAGTTCCAGTTAACTCACTATCTCTATATTTCCAACTAGCTCCAACTGTTGTTTTTGGATTATTAAATAACCTACCAACTCCTATATCCCAAGATTGAGAGATAGCAAAAGCTTTTAGATTATATGATATATTTAAATCTTTAACTTCAGTAGCATATAATTTTAAATAAAATTTTGGACTAGTAATAGTTCCATTAGCTACAGAAGAAGATATTCCCGTAATATCAAATTTGACAAGGGCTCTTGTATTAAAAACACTTCCACTTGATACTAATGAACCTGCTGAACCGGATGGATCACCAGTTTTGGTTATCTCTAGAATAGCATCCAAGCCAGTATTTAAACTGCTTGTACCTTCATATAGAGTAGTATCGTCATTTGGAAAAATACTATAAATCATTTTTAAATTCCTAAGATGTTATTGGTACAACTCTACCCTGAATATCTTTATCCGGATATTTTATTTCAAAAATTGCAGGATCCAAAGATGGATAAACTACCCCATTTTTCGTAGCAGCTGGTATCTCATAAGTGTTCCCCGAATAGCCATCTGATGTTTGCCATCTATTAACTATATTGGGATCTCCCATAACTGACTGTACTCCAGCCGTTGTTGCTAGTAATGTTGTTATATCTTTTAATATTATTGGTTGATTGATTTGCCAATTATCTATATTGAAATGTTCTTTAAGTCTTTCTACACAAGATAATAAAACCTCTCTTGCATTAAAGTTTGGAAGAGGGACAATATCAAAATAGATTGCAATGTTTATTATAAAAGCATTCTTTATATTTATAGCATCTGTTAATAGTCGATATTGTGAAAGATATGTTTGAAGATTTATCTTTGTTGCACTATTGACTTTAACAAGTTGTTTAGTAGAGTCATATCCCAAAATATATAGATCTAATGATAAACAATTATCAACTGAATTTAATGCTGCAGAATCATCCTCATTATGTGGATCAGGACTTCCTTCTATGAATTGTCCACCCATATTTTCACATTCTTCAAACGTTACATCATAATGAGAAACTGAGTCGCCACCTTCTTGCGGGACAGAACAAGTTCCTAGAGTTGCCGAACCACCGGTTCCATTTCCGCCTCCAGCACCCCCATTTGCAGTTCCCCCAGCTTGAGTATCTCTACCAATCCATGCCTTTGCAACACTTCCCAATCTAGGGGGCATTGAATATGTTCTTATTAAATAGTCTTGTTTTGTTACTGCCCTATTTTGAGTTCTAAAATATGCTAAAGAATTATTCTTAACATCTTCTACTGTATCGGCTGATTTTCCTCCTTGTGCTGGTTGGGGGTTTGTTGCTGCTATAGAATTCTTTACAGTATCAACAGTAGATAAAACAAGATCCGTTGTATCAAGATTTACAACAGAAGTAAAAATATCGGTTATTGCTTGGCTTCCAACATTATCTTCAATACCTCTACCAACTAGATATTTTATAGTAAAAGTTGTATCTTGTGGTGCTTGACCATAGGTTTTAGTAAAGATGAAATTTGAAGGATCAAAAGCTCTATCTAAATTATTTACACTCCCGGGTAAACCAGAACCAACATTATCTGGATTGGGTATTATTTCCTCATCAGGGTTACTACTGACTCCAGAACCAAATTGCAATTCTAATTTGTTATCCGAATTAACTCTAGTAATAAATCTTTTTGGTACTTTTCTTAAACATAAAAGGAATGGAGTTGCTGCAGATTCTCCTGATAATTCTGGATCGTTGGTATTTGAATTAACCTTCTCATTAAAAATTGTTTCCTGTGCTAAGTAATCTACCTCAGTCCATTCCTTATTATCGGAATCTATAACATTAAGAATCCCGATAACACTTTCAGCATTCATTAATATCTTAAAATTTTTCTGTAGTCCATTAACCGGAAAATCACTTTGCTTAATCTCACCAGATCTAGCTCTAACACTTTTCTTAAGTAGGTAATATTCTGGAGTTCCATTTGAGTCAACACTATAAATAGAAACTTCTCTTGGACTAAAAGCAGAATTTGCTTGGAAATCTACGGGCTCAATTGTTCTAAATTCCGAACCATTATCTGCACGAACTCCCATGTCTTCATTTATTCTTAATCCATATCTAAAATCTGGAGCAATATCTGCACCGCTACCTATTGGAGGAACAATCTGAAATACATCCAATATTACATTTGCTGAAACAGAGATCTTTGGTTTATATCCCAAAGACTGCGCAATAGAATAAACATTAGATTTTTCTTCTGCATATTGTATCAAATTCTCTTTAAATAGATAATCTGCATAGAATCCCAAAACATCTCCAACATAAGAAGACATTTCAATAAACATTGTTCCAGGATCTGCTTCATTAAAGTCATTATATGCATCAGGGAAATACTGTTTAGCAAAATCAATTAAGTTTGCTTTAAAGTCTCCAAAGGTTTTATTTAGATAAGTTATCTCTTTAGAATCTTTTTGTACATTTAAATTTTTATAAGCCATTTTAAATTATTCCTATTCTCCTATTTCAGAAGATATACCCGTCGTTAAATCAAACTCTAAAGTTATTGATGAACCAAAATTTGATGGTGAAACTGTATATGCAATTTTAACCCTAACTGTGTTCTCCTGGCCAACGACATTAATATTTTCTAAATTTATATATGGCGTCCATTTTGAAATGGAACTCTTAATTTCTTCTTTTATATTCTCTCTCAAAAACTCTGTATTAGGTTCAAATAAAATATTATATAGATTTGTTCCAAAGTCTGGTTGAAAAACTCTTTCACCCTTTATTGTCAATAAAAGATTCTTAAGATTTGTTCTTGCTTGATCAGTTGTTGTATATGTTGACTTAAATTTTCCACCAACAATATTGATTGGTAAAGCTAAACCGACTGCAACATCTGGTTCAGAATCTAAGGGGTCATATTGAAAAACTTCTCTAGCCATAATTAATCATAGTATAAATATCGATTTCTAAAATTTTACATCCACTTAACGGGTACCCCAGTAGCTGTATTAAAAGCAAAGCCAGTTTGGAAATATAAAGCAATAGCAGCATAATGAGCTGATTTAACTACTGCAGAGGGAATATGAGGAGAAGACATTCCCAAGGCAATTGCAGCTTGCGGAAATAATGGAACTATCGGTGGTATACCAATGAAAAGAGGTAACATCCCAAGACCCAAAGCAGTTGAATATAATGTAAGTCCGGTTCTCATTGCAGTTGTAAAACCTACAGTTGCAAACCCCACAGACAGATAACCAATAAGAGCCAGATATGCTGCCTCAGATATTAGCGGGTTGGATATTGGAATAACATTTTTTGCAAAACCATGAATCCATCCAGCCCACTTATAGCCAGCCCACGAATAAGACCATCCAACGTCAATATCAGCTTTTCCCATTAAATACGATGCCCAATCATCAGGCTTATCCATAGGAATAACGTGACTTACAATTCTATTATATGCAAATGGCATAATATTATCCTTTCAAAAGGCCAATCTTAGTTTTTAATTTCATTACTGAAGCTGCATTCGTAGCCGTTCCAGTAGGACCAACACCAGTAGCAAAGTTTGCTTGTCCCGAA